GTGTCTTGATTGACCTTATGTGCGGCTAATATTTTTTTTAAGTCGTTTGGTTTGGTGTCACAACCGATTAATTTTTCATAAGAATCAGAACATGCAAAAGTACCGTTGATATAATCTTCATAACTTTCGGCAGTCCAAGACGCAAGCGCGTATCCAAGCAGACTACCGATTAATAAAAAAGGGAAAACCGACCAATTGTGTATGCCATTTATATAATTCCTTAGTTTAGTTGTGTAGCGGCCATAAACATAATAAGGGGGTAAAATTGACCTTATTGGATCTGAAACATCAGAAAAGCCCTGTTCCGTGTCGTAAGCACTATATAAGTCAGTACCTCGATACATCCAACGGTCTACTATTGTAGAAGTCTCTTTTTCACCGTACCGAACCAAGCCTATGTGTAATTTCATCCCTGTTAAGGGTTTACCGAATAAAAATTTATAAGGAGCAGATAGGAAAGGAATGGAGTATTTGTCCATTCTTCTACAATAAACAACATGCTCACAAAATAAGTCCCTAAATTGTTTATCCATGACAGAAATATCTTGAATAATAAAGAAGATATCCCACCGCTTTTTTCGGGCGTGAATCATCCAATTTATTAAGCCTTGGCGGTTCTTATCTCGATAGTCTCTAGAATTTAACCATTTTGCACATTCATCGAGCACTAGAGCACCATTGTAGTCATCGGATTTTATAGCACCGTCATAACCTTTACCTATCGCGTTTAAATCTTCTTCCGTTGGTATATCCGGTAACCTAATAACATTGGTTTTTTTTGCGAATGGATTTACTAATTTTTCTAAATTTAAATCTAAATTAGTTGCTACCCTGCGTTTAGAATTTAAGTATTTTTGGATACGTGACACAGCAACAAGCGTTTTACCTGCACCTAATTTCCCAGTGACACAATAAACAGCCATTAAGACAAAATACCAATTTTAAAGCGTAGAGTTTGCATTGTAATTGAATATACAGTTCCTGCAGTTTTCGTAGCAGTACCGATTGTAAGAACAGTTTGCAAGTTTGGCGGTGAAAAATACGACACCGTTTGAAGATTGAAACTGTTCAAAATCTGCGTAGTTGTGACACCTATAAACGTAAAAAATATATTGTAAGCGGCGGCAAACAAAACAAAAATCAAAGAAAATATGATAATTTTCTTAGCATTACGTAGTAGAAAATCAACCCCCATGTTGTCCCCTTAATACACTATGAAATTCATTCCAAACGAAGGAAAGAAGAATTAACCATAAAACAATTTCGGCTGTAGAATTAACATGGGGCGCTATAGAACAGACGTCCAAAGTTGACTGGCCGATTGATGGATTGACACACTGAGAATTTGCAAACATTGCTCCAACACTAGATATCCCAACATCGTCAGAAGAAGTGGGAACAACTATTCCAAGTTCTTCGGGAGTTGAATTAATTAATCCTGTTATTGCGGCGTTTGTTGCATCTCCGTTTTTTTCTTCTAGTTGTTCGGAAATACCATCTAGGGAATTATCAATTTGATTTAGAGCTTGGTTAGTATCAGCCGTTAAATCATTGTTTTTAATTCCAACACTTTCAAGACTTTCTATATTTGCGTTTGTAGTGTTGCCTTGGTCAATTAATTCGTTTAAAGCGCCTACAATAGCCGTGTCGTTAAAATTTGTTGACTCACCAACCGCATCAACACTGTAATTAATACCACCTGTAGACCCTGAATAGGATACTTCACCGAACCAGTTAGCATCATCATTTGGTTGCGTATCTTGTTGGTCTGGAATTCCGTCCCCGTCTGAATCGCCTTTTACGTTTGGGTCGTTTGGGTCGGGGTCGAAAACATCGGGCGTACCGTCTGCGTCTACATCGTTTAAACAATTCTGAGTAGGTATATTGAAGCTATAACCTGCATCACAAGAGCGGTTAGAATCACCACAAGAATAAGACTTATCTCCTGCACCTAGATATTGAAATTCTGTCAATATTTGACCATCGGCGGCACATTGTTGTTCTGCAGCTTGCCTACATGATCCCCTATCTTCACAGTCTATAAAATCAGTTGGTGAATCTTCACAGCCTAGTGTGTTAACGGGGCATTCACAAGCTGAGCCATCCTCGTTTGGTTGTTCGGGTGCAGTACACTGTAACGGGGGCTGTTCTGGTTCTTCTGGTTCTTCTGGTTGTGGGCAGTATTCGTGTGTATTGTCGGGATCATCGCAAGCGTCCGTTTGACCATAATTGATTAAATCCTCTTCAGTGTAAAAGTATCCTTGACCCTGATTGTTAGTGGGAATAGGTGTGCCCCATTCTTCATATACACGCCAACATGCACCACTTGCACCACAAGAGTATTGACCGCCGTGGCTTGTACCACCATCTGAACGCAAATAGGCGGCGGCGGCGTGGGGATCGTCAAACGTGCCAAAACCTACAAATTCGGTGCCTGATATTTTATAAGCATAGGCCGTAGGACTTGCATTAGCTGAAACGGTAAAGAATAAGGCAATAAGTAAAAATAGATGCTTCATGTTGCGGCCTTAATACCATTTACGAATATTTTTAACGACATTGAAAGCAAGAATCCTATAAAAAAGGCGGCTAATGAATATTTTAATAATTCGATGTAATCAAAGTCATAAGAATTATTTTGCTGTTCTGGTTCTTCATTTTGTATAGTAGAAGATTCATTTGTTTGGTTGGATTCTTCCACATAGTATTGGCAATAATAATATATATAGTCGTAATCACAGCCATTGACGTAGTTATCTGGTATGTCTTGTTCGTTTGCTAAAAAAGTAAAATTTTCTTGTCCAAAAGGTTCGACCATATCGGCAACCCTTACGGCGTAGCTAGAACTGGTTTCCTCGTAAATACAATCTGTATCAGCAAGCTCATAACAAATTGAGCTAAAATCTGTATGATTTCCGATGTATGGGTAAAACAGGTTTCCATTAGTTAATGAAAGCGAGTAAGCAAAGCTAGAAAAAGCGGAGAATATAAGTGTCAATAACGGAATTAAAATAATACGCATAATTTTAAAGACCTAAGGAAGAAAAAAGGGGGTGTGTGTGCCCCCTTCTTGGTGATTAGGTTGCGGCCGCAAAGATACGCTTAACCCACTTAATACCGATAAATAAAGTCATAACGGCGGCTAGAATTGAATACGCTAGAGGTGTGTATAGAGCCAATTCGCCCTGTAGATTTGTGAAAGCATCAGTCACGGCTACATCTAAAGCGGCGTGTGATGATGTGGAGAACATTACAGCAGTTAACGCTGTGGCTAAAATAGCACTTTTTTTCTTAGTCATGTTAAACATGTTATTTTCCTATTTGCAGTTTTACTGCGTTAAGTTGTGGGGCTTATTCCCCGTTTTAATTGCCAATGGGGTTGAACAGACAACCAAGGCAAAAACTGGTTACTATTGAGAACGCACTCAATATTTGTACTAAAATTTCAAACTGTTCTACGGTCATGCTTAAGCACTCTTAAGTTGTTCAGTTTGTTTTAAAATCTTTATGTCTTTTTCATCGCGTATAAAGAAACCTGCTCCGCTTTCAGACTTCCATTGTTCAAAAGACACATCAACTGTAGAGCCTATTAAGCCCTGATAGCGATTAGGATTAGAGTTCTTAGGCAATTTATATGTTTCCAACTGAAAACGGTCGGAAGTATCACCCTTAGCGGCTTCTTTTAGAATTTGTATGCCAAAACGGTTCTGATCCCTTTGCGAACTTGCGTCATAAACGTGGAGTAATTTTCCAATTAGTGTGATATTCATTATGCTACCTTTAGATATTTAATAGGTTTGTAGAAACTTGGCGCTACAAATTCGCCTTTGTTAATTTCAATAGATTTGCTAATTTTAACGGGACTAAAACGGGTAACGTCACAAGCATATTTAATATCTATACCTATACGGCGGAGTCTTGCTCTATGCTCTTGCACCTGTCTTTTTGAAAAATCAAATGTTTGGCCATGCATCCAATTAAAGACGTAAAAAGCCGATGTATTAGCCGCTCTATAATCCTTGCAAACACCTTCATTTATAAGTGTGTCTGCAATCGTGTGCATATCCATTTTAGTAACTTTTATCCGTTCATCTAAAGACATTAATTGTCTAATTGGTTCTTTAAGTTCTTCCATACAATGCAACCCGTAAAATTGATTATTTTTCTGTTTTAACAGTTCATATCGTAGGCCAGTTTCAAACCTGACTACACCGTTAAAGCTTAGATTTTCTGATAGTTCTTTGAGGTATAAATATTCGTTGGAGTTAGCGCCATATTGACGTTTAGCACTTGGTAAAGCGCGTAAATTTATTTCGTTTGATTTATCGTAAACCTTTGCATAAATAAGCCGAGCGTTACCGCTTTTAGATAGCCAGTCACAAGTCTTACCATTCGTGTGCAAGCGTGGGATTAAATGTCTGTATGGTTGAGTCGATAAAGCTTTAATGTAATCGTCTGCGTGTCCACCAGTTGTAACCATTGAACAGAGATCAACACGTTTAATAATTGCACCGTCAGAGTAGATGGTAGTTTTTTTATCTTCTGAGGTTTGACCCATAAGCAATCGAGTACATTTTGTAAAAACAGGCAAGCCCAATGAAGATAATATTTCATTGTATAGATTTACGCAGTTTTCTAGAGAAGTGAAACCAATCACATTATCTAATCTACCGTATTTGCTAGGGTTGCCGTCCATTGTAATAGTTGAGCCAGTTATTTTAATTGTTATGAATGTAGAAAAAGAACCTTCATGTTTAATGGTAGGTTGCTTTGTGTCTGAACATTCGCCAGTTTGTATATATACGTTTTTATAGGAATTTTCAGAAACTAAAGGTAGTTCTCTCTTGAAATCCTGTGTTATTTTTAACCAATCTATAAACATTAAAATATATACTTTAGTAGAATAGTGGAAAAGTAAACCAAAAGGTAAAAATAATGTCAAGGTCTATTAAGCTAAATAACAGACAGGACGAATTATTAAAACACATGGCTGTGAAAGAAACAGTTGAAAGAAACAAGCCAATTACAATACACAAATTAGTGAAAGAGCTTGTTGATTTGTATTTAGAGAGTAATAAAACAATCGCGGAAGTCCGCGGCAATGTGGGGGTGTCACAGACATCCCCCACAACCCAAAAGCAAGAAAAAGAGCGTTAACAAGGGGCAAAGGGGAACGCAAGACGTTGTTTTTAATACGTTTTTGTGCGAAATGACAAGGTTTTAAAATCATTTTTGGTTTCGCTCCGCTTACATGCGCTAAAGCGCATTAAAACAACTCTATCTGGTTAACGTCAGAGCTTGAAAAATGAGCTAAAATTGCATTTTGTGCAACCTGTAAAGCGGCTTTTTTAACCTCGGTAGACTTGTATTTTAAGCTGCTTGTTTTTATCAATTCAGTAACAAAAAGATTAAAGTCCTTTGTTGGTAATTTGAGCAATCGACAGTATAAATTAAAAATAAATATTTCAGATGAAGTTAAAGTTGTGGACGTTCTTTGACCATTTTTAGCATAAAAGTTGATCTTCATTTTTATAAGCCTTCTTATTTTTGAAATCCAAGAGAATCATACCGACAAGTGAAGTTTGAGTTTTTTGTTAACTTTACAGGCACTTTAAAACCATCTGATGTAATCGCCCATGCTTGTACATCCCATTTAAAAACATGTTTAATGCTCGAATCTGTGAACAAGTCATTTTTTAAAGCGTATGGTTTAACTGGATGTATTCTGTATTTGCTGATTTGTGAATCTGTTAATGTAATCAATTTCATGTGTGATATTCCTATTAAGTTTAGATGTGTTCCTAAGCAACTGAGTACAATTATACTCAACTAATGAGTAAAAATCAACTCATTTGTGATTAAAAACACAAAATAAATAGAAATAAAAATCTAATAAAATCAATAACTTAAAGAAAAATATTTTTGAGGTTGTGCCTGGTTAATTTATAAATTAAAAGGCACAGTGGATATTTTTCTTTGTTTGCGGGTTAGTAGTAGAAATTAATTGAGCTGAGCAATAATCAATACCTTGAACTTTGTAGCCATATTCCGAAGGGTAAAAAGATTCGCCTTCTTTTGAAAACGTATAAGTAATACCACCCAAAGAACGCACAACAGAACCACTAATAATAATTTTGTCTATCTGCGCCACTAGGTCAGAAGATGAATCTTCTGGCCTAGTGTCTTGATTGACCTTATGTGCGGCTAATATTTTTTTTAAGTCGTTTGGTTTGGTGTCACAACCGATTAATTTTTCATAAGAATCAGAACATGCAAAAGTACCGTTGATATAATCTTCATAA